AATGGCTCGGCCGCTGCGCTCGTTGCTGGTGGCGCCGATGCTGCTGTCGTACTGCCCGGTGGTGGCCTTGATGTCGTCCGCAGCGCCCATCTTGGCCGCAATCAGCCCCTGCTGGGCCATGGGCGGTTGCGCACGCTGCGGCAGCGGCAGGATGGAGCCGTTGCCGTCAGTGACGTCGGGGTTGACCTCCAGGTAGGGCCAGTTCTGCGTGTTGGCGGTTTTCCACTGGGTCTCGTAGCCCTCGAACTGCCCGCCGTAGCCGATGAACGGAGCCTTGGGCGCCAGCGCAAGCATCTCGGCTTCCTGCGACACCCAGTAGTTGTACATGCGCTGCGCGTCCTTGGCGTTGCGCACCAGCCCGCTCACCAGAATCTGGCCATCCACCTCGAATTCGTTGCCGATCACCCGGATTACGGGAATCCACCGGCCCGCCCAGTCCTGCTCTTCGAGGATCTCGTAGCCGTTGGTCTTCATCCACTTGACCTGCGGCACCTGAGCCATGCGCGAGCGCACCGGCATCAGGCCCATGGCCTGCATCTGCCGGTCTTCGGGTTCACCTTCCTGCAGTGTGACGTTGCCCGGGTACAGGTTGAGCTTGACGCGCTTGTACTCGACGCAGAAATACTCCGCAATCCGCACCGTGTTCTGCGTCACCCACTGCGCGGTGGCCGAGTCACCAGTGCCCTGATCCATCAGCGCGGTGATCGGCGTGGCGTCGGGAAACAGGCGCTCGTACTCGTCGCGCGTCATGTCCTGCGTGATAAAGCACCACTTGGCATCCGACCCGCAGGGGTCTTGGATGGTTGGGTCCATGTACACGCTGAACGAGTTGCGGATGCGCTCGATCTTGATGTCCTGATCAAACGTGTTCTCGTCGCAGTACTCCGTCAGCAGGCGCCAGTAGCCCTCGCCAAACGTAACTTGGTTCTCGCAGGCGGTGTCATACGCGACGTCCGCGTCGGACATGTACTCGATGTGCCGCACCACGCCGTCGTAGATCTCGGCAACCTGCGGGTCAGCGCGGTCGTCGGCAGGGATAACCTTGCCACTGGGCCGGTTCTGGCGCTGGTCGTTGGTAACCTGGCGCACGTGCTGCGGCAGTTTGTTGATCGTCAGGCAGGGCCTGGCGTTGATCGTCTGCCCCTGCACGTTGCCGCGTGTGGCCAGCACGTTGCTCGGCCACTGCCAGTTGTTGTCCGGGCTGCCGGCCATGAACCGCAGATCGTCGAGCTCGTCATTGCGCGACGAACTCAGTGCGCCGAGCGCCATCTGCAGGCGCTCCCGCATGGTGGCTAGGGCGTCTTTCTGGGCGGTTTTTCGGGCCATGGCGGGTGCGGTGCCGGGGTGGGTGCCGGGGTGGGTGCCGGCAGGTTACTTCTTGCCCTTGGCGGGCGCCTTGGCAGCTCGCTGCGTGCTGTACGCTACCGCGACCGCCTGCTTCTGCGGCTTGCCGTGGGCCATTTCGGTCTTGACGTTCTTGCGAAACGCCTCTTTGGACGCGGATTTTACCAGCGGCATGTTACCTCCCCGGAATGACAGGCTGGGCGCGGCGAGCCAAATCCATTAGAACAGAAAACTCGGTGGCATACGTCGGATCAACGTGCGGCGGGGCGTCTGGCCATTTTTTGCTGCTGTAAACAGTGCTGCCCATGCCAAAAGCGGGCAGTTCATCGTCAGAAGAACGATAGCCTTGCTGTTGTTTAAGCCAATCTGGCGCAAGTTTTTCAGCTGTTTTTGACCTGTTATTTTCCCGCAAACGCCAACCAGGAACTCCAGACACTTTGCGCACAAGTTTTTCAAACGCATCAATAAATTGCTTTTGTACTGGCGCTAATTTTTTGCCTTGTTTTTCTTGTTGCTTTAGTTCATAATATTGATTGTTAATTTGATCGTCAGCCGCATGAGTCAATTCATGAACAACCGTTGACTCTTCTGCGCCAGACCGAACTGTAATTTTTCCAGTTTGTGGCAAAGGCCCGTCAATCTGGGAATTTTGCTCAAACACTCCTTTGTAAGGAAGCAAAAATTTTGATTTTGTTTCTATTGGCGGCATCATTCGTCTTGCAGACAAATAGTCCACCAGTTCGCCGTATTGAGGAAATTGGGCGGCCCGCTGCAGCACATCTTGCGTCGGGTCAGATTGCCTGACCAGCGCATTTTGCGCATTTGGTGCTAGCGCATTGCGCGGCACGTCATTTCCCCTTCGGTTTGGCCGTCTTGGCCGACTCGCGGAACGCCTTGGCGGTGGGCGCGCCAGGCGAGCCCGGTTTGCGCATCTTTTCGCCGCTGCCGGCAGCGATGCGCTCGCGCTTGGCGTGGATGTTGGCGTAAAGGCCGGGTTTTTGCGGCATGATCAGCACTTCCAGCGTTTAAGAGCAGCCTTGGCTCGCTCGCCGTTCTCGGCCTTCGCGGCGACGGAACTCATGCGGGCGCAAAACGACGCTTTTCGGCCCTTGTCGGCCTCAGTCTTCGGGTTCGGCGCCGGCGCCTTCAAATTACTGCCGGTTTCGCGGTTGTACTTCTCGCGGCCCTTGGCCGTCAGGCCAGCACCCTGCTTCGTGGGCAGCTTTTCGCCTCGACCAACGCTCAGAGACACCGATTTCGCCATCTTCAGCCCTCAGTGAGCCATCCAACCCGCCGTCTGCGAACCGGCGTGAGCCGTCACCACCCGGTTCTGGCTGCGGGGATTGTACTCCCTGTGAGCCACCGGGAACGCAAACGTTACCGCCAATGCGTCAGCAGCGTCAGGCGAGGCCAGGCCGCGGGCTTTCATCTGCTCCTTCGTCTCCAGCGCAATCGCGCCAGACGAGTTCGGCTTCGTGCGCGGGCCGCACAGGTCTTTCTTCAAGTTCCTGTCGTCCTTCAAGGACGCCGTGCGCAGCCACTGCTTCATCGCGCCCCATATCTCTGCCCGCTTGTTCTGGTACGCCTTCTGATCCTTGGCCTTCCAGCCAAAATTCACGCCGCGCACCTTATACCGCTGCTCCAGCAGCCGGTCCAGCACGCCCGCGCCAAGCCCGCCCTCGTCGATCACCGTCAGCGCCGGCTGGAAATCCTCGATGGCCTCGATCACGTGCCCGACCACGGTCATCGTGTCGTCGCCGCGAAACCGCCGCACCTCCAGCAGGTCGCGGCCCTTCCTGATCACAATAATCGTCGCATCTGCCCCAAACCGCGCCGGGTCCACGCCAACCACCACGGGCGCGTCCGGGTCGCGCATCGGCGGCCGCTTCGCGGCTTCTTCCACCAGCCCCAGCGGGATGAACTGGTATTCGTCCGCGCCGGGAAACTCGCCGTACACCTCAACCATCGCCTGCGGCGAGTCCTCGCCGTATTCGTCAATGATCGTCTGGTACACGCCCTTGTCGGTGTCTTCCACCGTTCTGGCGTCAATGTTCTGCGTGTTCCAAAACGCCCGCTTGGCGTTAAAACACTCGAAAAAATACCCCGAGTTCCGCCGTGGGTTACTGAACGCGCACCAGAATCTGTGCGGCGTGTTCTCGGTAAAAAACCCCGCAGCCACTGACCAAATCGAGTCCGGGATACCGCTGGCTTCGTCAAACACGACCATCATGCCGTCGTCGTTGTGCGCGCCAGCATACGCATCGGGATTCTCGTCGCTCCAGAGCTTGCCCTCCGCGCCCCAGTACCGCGTACCCTTCTTCAGGTCGCGCTCCACCAGTTCGGTGAGCCACTTCGCCGGCACGATGCGCGTCGCGCTGATCTCGAACCAGTGCGAGTTCATCAGCATCGCCAGCCACTTCGTAATCTCGGCCCAGGTCACGCTGCGGAGCTGCGCCTCTGAGTTCGCTGAGACGATCACGCTCGCGCCAATCCGCGTGGAGAGCATCCAGAGCACCAGCCAACTGACCAGCGCCGACTTCCCGATCCCCCGCCCCGAGGCCACCGCCAGGCGGAATACCTCGTACATATCCCGCGTGCCGTTCGCCTCGATGTGAGCCTTTATCTTCCGCAGTATTTCCCGCTGCCACTTTCGCGGCCCGCTGCGCTTTTCCAGCGGCGTGCCCTTCTCGCCCCAGGGAAACACGAACATCACAAACGCTTCGGGGTCGTCGCGGAGCTTCGCGCTCCACAGGCGACTCATCAGCGCCTGTTCTTCCTGCGGAGTGTATTTCGTGGTCTGCATGGGCTATATCAGCGCAGGTTGTTCGGGCTTCGCCCGTTCCGCAGGATCAAACAACGCGCCCTGCGCGTAGGCCCGCTCGATGCGCTCGCACGCGATGTCGAAGTACTTGGGCTCGCGCTCGATGCCGATGAACTTGCGGCCCATCTGGGCGGCGGCCACGCCAGTGGTGCCAGAGCCCATGAA